AATGTCCTCGGCTTCATAAAGGTGGTAGCCCCCATCGACCCCGCCGCCGACGCCACGGCTATCGTCGGCGCCATCATCGACCACGCCCCGTATCTCGGCTTCGAGTATGTGATCATGACCGGCATCCTCGCCGATGCTGGTGCCTCCTGGACCGTGCTGCTCGAGGAGGGAGACGACAGCGGCCTCTCGGATGCAGCCGCCGTCGACGACGTCGACATGCTGCCCTCGGGCACGGGCCAGGAGGCCGCCGCCTCCTTCATCCAGTCCGATGACGGCGCCATCAAGAAGCTCGGCTATGTCGGCAACAAGCGCTACACGCGCCTGACCATCACGCCGGCCGGCAACAGCACGAGCTCGGACCCGATCTCGGTGCTGGGTGTCGGCCTGCTGCGCGCACGCGGCAACGTCACCGGCTCGTAAGGAACGAAGGCGCGAGGCGGGGCTCCGGCTCCGCCTCTCCCCCGATCGGAGAGCCGACCATGTCATTGACCGCAGCCCAAGACGCCCTGCTGATCGCCTGCCTCGGCGGCGGGGGCGGCGACGACGCCCGGCGGCGCGCGCTGATTGCTCTCATCGCCGACGCTCTCGGTTTCAGCCGCAGCGGCGACAGTCTGACGGGCAAGCTGCTGATCCCCGGCCAGACGGTCGGCGCCATCGCCAACGACGCGACGATTGCCGTGGAAGAGTACGGCAACGGCATCGACCACGTCACCAAGCTCACGCTGACGGCGTTCGCCGTCGGCACCGGCGGCGACGCCGAGGACCTGGCGATCGGCGCCAAGATTTACACGTTCCCGGCCGGCACCATCCTGGTTGAGACTGCATCGATCAAGGGCATCTTCGACCAAGCCTCGCACGGCACGATCACCGACGGCGAGGCCTCCATCGGCACCGTCATCGGCTCCGGTGCGGTGGATACCGCGGGCGAAGTCGGGGCGACTTCCGAGAACGTCCTGCAGGGCGATATCGGCGTGCTCAGCACGTACGTGCTCGGAACGACCGTCTTGCAGGCGGCCGGCCTGGGCGTCGCCGGCACGGCGCTGACGATCCTCTCCGCCGGCGTGCACGACCTGTTCCTGAACCTGGCCGCGACCTGGCCGAACATCGCCGCCGGCGAGGCCGTGACCTTCACGGGCGTCGTCACCTTCAAGTGGCGCAAGATCAGCTAAGGCAGGAGCCGGAACGATGACCCTTCTGCGCGCAAGCAATCTCGACGGCGTCCACGAGACGCTGGAGGCCGGGCTCACCGGCACGGTGCTCGACCTGACCCCGGTGCTCGACACCAACATCTACGCCGACGGCGACGTGCTGTTCGACACCATCGCGCTGGCCAGCGCCTTCGACTACGGCGCGGGCGTGCGCACGCTGCAGAGCGTGCACATCCTCGACGAGGACGATCAGGGCGTCGCGCTCGACCTCGTCTTTCTCGATACGCTGGTGAGCCTCGGCACCTTCAACGCGGCGCCCAACATCTCGGACGCGAACGCCCGCAAGGTGCTGGGCTGGCTGCACTTCGCCACCACGGACTACATCGATCTCGGCGGCAGCCGCATCGCCATCAAGACCGGGATCGCGCTGATGCTGAAGGCGGCCGCCGCCTCGACCAGCCTGTTCGTCGCCGGCATCACCAGGGGCGGCACGCCGACCCACACGGCAGCCGGTCTCAAGCTCAAGTTGGGCTTCCGCTGATGCACCACTACGGCTACCCCAAGCGCGAGGTGAAGCCCACCATCAAGGTGCTGATGCTACGCGACGCCGTCGGCGCCCCGGACGGCATCACGCGCACCGAGTATTCGGCGGGCCAGGAGTACGACCTCCCCGAGGACCTGGCCGGGTGCTTTTTCTCGACCGGCCACGCCGACCCGGCGGAGGCGCACACGCAACCCGAAACCGCCTCGCCGAAGGGCCCTGCCGAGCGCGAGTTATCCACAGAGCCAGACACAGTCCCGCAAATCGAGAAAACCCGTCCCAGGCCTCCCAGGGCACGCGGGAAGGCATAAAAATGCTGCGCGCAACCCCACCGATCGACCGTGGCTCCCTCGAGCTGGTGACTGCACCTGCAACCGAGCCGGTGACCCGCGACGAGGCCAAGGTGCACTGCCGGATCGAGACCACCGCCGACGACGCCTACATCGACAGTTTGATTGTAGGCGCAAGGGAGCTGGTCGAGCGCATCACGCGGCGCGCGCTGATCACGCAGACCTGGCGCCTGGTGCTCGACAACTGGCCGGGCTCGATCCGCGACGACTGGTGGGACGGGGTGCGCGAGGGCACGCTCTCCATGGTCGACAGCGGCGAGGTCGAGATCAGGAAGGGCGGCTTCATCGCCGTCACCAAGGTCGAGACCATCGCCGAGGACGCCACCGCCACCGAGTGGGTGGGGACCGGCAACTACTATTCGGTGACCAAGAACAGCATGGGCCGTCTGGTCAAGTATGCCGCCGCCGTCTGGCCGCTGATCGTGCTGCCCGTGCGCCAGCGCGGCGGCATCGTCATCACCTTCACGGCCGGCTACGGGACCTCCGCCTCATCCGTGCCGATGGGGCTGCGGCAGGCGATCAAGGACATCGTCCTGCACTGGTACGAGGTCCGCGGCGCGGCGGAAGAAAGCTCGCGCTTCCACGTGCCGATGAAGACCGGCGTGATCCTGAAGCAGTTCGAGGTCGGGCGATGAGCACTCCCGCTCCCGTCACGCACGCTGAAGCGATGGCGATAGTGGCCCCGTTTTCAGAAGAGCAGATCTTGGCGATGGCGCGGCGCGGCCGCAGCGACCCGGCGTCGCTCACCCACGAGGAAATCCGAATTGTGTTCGCCTACATCTGGCTGCGCGAAACGCGGAAGATGGGGTGAGCATGGAGCGGCACGAGACCAAGAACTGGGGGCTGATCCGCGACCTGTTGCTGGTCGACGGGTCCGCCACCGCCCTGGGCCTCGCGGCCCTGATCGCCGGCGGCGCCCTGATCGGCGCCGGCGCCGTCTACGCCATTCGCAAAATCGAGGACTACTTCGCCCAGCGCGAGCGCGACCTCGAGGACGAGCTCGGCAAGGTGCGCGAGGCCCGGTCCCAGCTCGACGCCGGCAATGACAACGACAAGTCGGCCGCCGGCGCGCATGCGGTGTACCGCTGATGGCCAAGCCGCAATCCATCGGCGCCCTGCGCGAGAGGATCGAGGTGCAGAGCCTCGCCGAGACCAAGGACGCCATGGGCGCGCCCATCCAGGCCTGGAGCACGCTCGCCACCTTGTGGGCCGAGGTGCGCCCGGCTTCCTCGGGTGAGACCTGGCGCAGGCAGCAGATGCAGTCGAGCGCCGGCTGGACGGTCGTCATCCGCCACCGCGCCGACCTGACGCCGCAGATGCGCATCGTGTGGACCAACCTCAAGACGGGCCGCGTGCACACCTTCCAGATCAAGGGCACCGAGAACCCGGACATGCGCGGGCGGTTCCTGGAGATCGCCTGCGAGGAGCTGAGCGCGGCGGGGCCATGAAGATCACGTTCAACAGAGAGCACGCGGGCGCCCTCGGGAACGCACTCAAGAAGGTTCTGCTTGAGAGCGGGCTCACCATCCGCATCACGATCGACGATGTGGAGCAGCGCGCCGTGATCTGGGCCGATCCGGAAGCCGGCGAGTGCTTGGTGTTCGTCAAGGACGCCGACGACAAGTTCATCAAGCACTTCGACGAGGGCACCAAGCAGTGGGGCGCCTTGACGGAGCTTAGACGCGGCAAGGTGCGGGTGGAGATCATCGCGACGACATCGCCATGAAGATCACCATCGCACCCCCGTCCCTCAACCTCGCGGGCCTCTCCGAAGAGGTCAAGAAGCAGGTGCTGCTCACCATGCAGGGCGGGGTGCAATTGATCGCCAACGACGCCAAGCGGGCGATCGCGAGCGGGGACAAGTCGGGGCGGGTCTACACGCGCCGCGGCATCGAGCACCAGGCCTCCGCCCCGGGCGAAGCCCCGGCCACCGATACCGGCGCGCTCATCGCCTCGATCCGCGCCGACGCCGAGCTCAACGACTTCCTGATCGAGG